TACTTTCTTTCAAGTTTTAGGTCAATAGTATTTTAAGATTTCTTCTCGTTCTTCTGATTTTACTTGTGCCATTGCCTTTTTTGTTTTCCATAGACTTGTATATTTTGTTATATCAAATCTTGCCATTATATAAGATTAAGAATTAAAACGACTTTCATAGATTTCCATTAAATGTTGCGTTCAGTTAATCTTTAATCATTTTGCTTTTCTTTCTTTTACTATATCTTTTAGTCTATTTTTCATTTGACTATCTGTTATACTCGCTATATACATATCCAAATCATTCATAACTACTTTTTCTACATTAGATATTTCATATCTATTGATAAGCTCATCTCAAAATTTTAGCATTTGAGGTCAGTTATTTATAAAGTTTTGTAGTCGTTCTAATTCAGCTTTTGTCTGAATTTCTTTACCATTTCTAAGTGTGATTACACACATTTCTTGATACTCTTTAATGTTATTCATTTTTTGATAAGTTATGTTATAAAAGGTTTATAATACATCTACTGATGCGTTTTGAAATTTTTGTGATTTTTGTTTTGTCTGATTATAAACATCAGCATAATTCTGATAGATTTTCATAGTTCAAGTTAAAGGTCATTTCCAATAATTAATTACTACACTTGCCTTTAATATATTTAAAGCAAACTCTACTCTATCTTGTTTTATACTTTCACAAAATTCTCAATATTCTTTTGCGGTTAGGATATGTTTAGCAAACATTCTATCCTTTGTTTTATCATAAGCTACTCATAACTCATTACAAGTGTTTTTAATCTGCTCTAATAAGTTATTAATCTCTACTGTTATTTCTTTTTCTTTTTTAGCGCAACTTTTTTCTTTTTCTTTCAAATCTAAATTATTTATAGATAAAGAATTATTGTTTTCTAAAAATTCAGAATTTTCAAATTCTGTATTATTATTTATAATAATATTATTATTCTCTATTATCTTATTGTCTATTTGGTGTGATTTTTTTACTTCCCAAAATCAAATTTTTTGATTTCCCAAAGTAATAAATCTTATAGTTCAGCCACCAGCTCTTATTTTCTTGTGTAATACTATATCTCACCTACTCTCTAAGCTCTTTATAGCTGTTGATATTGTTTGAGTGCTACAATTAAATAATTGTGCTAATTGTTCATTAGTGCAATAAAATCTATCGTTAGTATCTATAAAAAATGTTATAAATCAAAATAAAACACTTTCCATTAGTCAGTATCACTCTTGTAATAATTTTGGATATAGGGGAACAAATCTTGGTTTTAATACTAAGTTCGCATTGTTATTATTTATTTTATTTTGTTCTTGTTCGCTTTCGTCGTAAGTGAAAAGCACATTTTCTACTTGATAATCTCAATAATTTTGAGAGATAGTTCAATTAGTTGTTTCCATTTTGTTTATCTGTTATAGAATTAAAAAATTCTTCATTGTGAAAATTGTGATAAATTCAATTATCACTAAAAGATATATCTATTTGTGATTTATCTAAAATACGCCTTTGTCAGTAAATATCTATACAATCTAAATATTGATTGTTATCTGTTTTGTCTTTTATCTTATCTGTAAGAATTGGTATAAGAAGTCAAGAAATTGTATGAATATAAGTAATTCATTTTTGAAATTTGTGATAGTGTTTCATTTTATATAGATTAAGAATTAAAACACATAATAAACAAAAAGCCCCTACTTGTAGTAGGAGTTTGTGTGTCTTATGTAAGTGTGTTAAACTCCTACATAAAACACACATACAAGTAAAGGCTTTCTGCTTTTATATCTTTACATATTGCTACTTATTTTTAATTTTCTCCTTACTAATTTCAAGAGATTTTTTACATTTCTTTTTAAGCTCTCAAAATGTATAGGATACATCTTGGTTTTCTATAAATTGTTTATAGGTTATATAATCAGCTTTACCACTTTTTTTGTAAAGCTCGTATTTTAAATTATCTAATTCTTGTTTAATCATTATTTAAATAATGAGATTAAAGCTAAAATAATAAAGTAAATTATAAATCAAATCATTTTCTATTTTTTTAAATATAAAAGTTTTAATAAATACGTTTTAATTGTTTAAGATTTAAGCAGTGTATTTTTACTAATCTATTCAATTCTTTTTGATAGTATTTTAATCACTGTCAATTAATCTTGTATTTTGGATATTGTTCTAATCGTTTTACATATCAATGTATTGTTTCTATTTTGTCCCTTATTTTTGGGCTGTATTGCATCCGCAATGCGTCGTTATTTGTTTTCATTTTCATTTTGGTTATCAGATAAATTATTTTTTTCGACATTTTCGTGTCAAATAAAGTCCATATTATATCGTTCCTCTCATTTAGCTCCACAGTCGTCGCATTTTCGAGGAAAATAACATTGGTCGCCTTCGAATTGGATGGCATCGTAAGTTAGATTTTCTCCCTCGCAACAAGGGCATACTCATAAATAAGTTCTCATTTTTATAATTGGTTAGTAATCTAAAATAGGTCTTTTAAATTTTTCTAATATTGCCATTCATAATCAGTAGTCCTCTCGTTCCTCTTGGTAAATATAATTGTCGTCTATGTAAAAACACATTTCCCCGTCGTCAACTGTAAAATGTATGTCGGGGTTTTCTATTGTATATTTAATTAATTCAACAGTTCCCCCGTAGTTTCCTAAATATTCCTTTGCTTGTTGTTCGGCATCCTTTCTCGTTTCACACTCTGCCCGAACACCCCTTCAAGTTTCTACAACGTATAAGTTTTTCATTTTTTCTATAAATTATAATATAAAATTAATAGCTATAAATAGTTCAAACTTTTGGTTTGTCTTTATAATTCTCAACTGTTAGAATTGCATTTATTAATATATGCCTTAATTTTAACTCGTAGTCGTTCCCTCAAATCAGCTTGAAACAATGCTTTCTTATCCAATTTGCATAAGTTCCCATAGGGTTAACGCTCTTTTTGTCGTATCTATCCCCGTCGTTGTAGTATTTGTAAACAAGTTTACAAGTAGCAATTACAAGTTGACTTGCTTTTGTTTCCCCCTCTCATTGAGAAACAAAATAAGGTTTAAATTGTTTTTCCGCGAACTCTCTAAGCTCGTCCATTGTTAAATTGTTTAAGTTTTCCATTTTGATTATTAAATAATAATATAAAAGTTTATTTTGCCTCTTTTTTATAATACTCTGCTTGTCTTATAATATCGTCAAGCCGTTCTTCAACGTCGGCGTTGTCTATATTTTCGAAACTGTCGCCAGTGTCTTTATATCGGTCGGCTCTTTCTAACCCTTCAATTAGATTTTGAACGCCCCAAAAGTCATATTGACCCGCTTTATAAGCCACTGCGTCAAGGACTTGTTCCTCGGAAACAAAATAATTAACGAAATCGTTAAGCCCTCGCATCTGCTGGTCGTTTTGGTAATCAATAATTAATTCTTGTATTTTGGGTATATCATTTTCCCATACTCCATTATTTTTGAGTTCCTTTAACTCTTTTATAAGTTTGTTAAGTGTCATTTTTGCCATTTTGATTATATGCTATAATATAAAAAGTCTTTTTTCTCTTTTTTGTCTGTTATGTTGTATTTTTTGTATAGGTCGTAGTCGATGTCCTCGCCCGTCTTTTTTTCTGTGGCGATTACATCCCCAAAAAAATTGTCAATATCTATTTTTTTTGCGTTGTAGGATATACTCCAAACGTCAATTTCTTTTAGGCTCTCAATAGCCCCAAACTCTTTAGGGTTTTTGTAGTAGTGTTTTATAAAGTCTATAAGGTCTTTTTTATTTTTTGCGTAGTACCTACAAAACACATCCTCGCATAAAATATAGTTTTTCATATTTTGTGATTTTAGAAAGGTAAATAGTATATATTTTCTATATGTCTTTTGTTTATATATTCGTCCGCGATTTCGTCAGCTCGTACCAGTTCAGAGTAGGCGGGCGCATCTATTTTGCAATACTGCAAAACTGCGTCTTGAATTTCCCGCTGGTCTTCGAACTTAAAGCCGTCTAAGAAAGCATAAAGCCCCCTTTTTGTTCCTTTTGGTGCGCGCCCTATTGCGTGCTTTTTATAAGTTTGTTGTAGTGTTGCCATTTTATAAAATACATAATATAAAATTTTGAGGGGAGGGGCTTTATTTTGCCCTCTCCATTACCTCCTTTTTAAAATTTTCTATATATTCCTCGGGGTTGTATCGCTTGTTAAGGTGTAGCGTTTTTACATCCCCTACAATTTCCCCCGTGTCTGCTTTCAATATCCAACTCCTAAAGGTTTGATATATTCACTCGTGCAACATTTCCCCGTGAATTGCAAGCCCCCCTTCTAATTCTGGGCTTGTTCGTTCTGCATCTTTTATTAGATATAGTGCCATTTTGATTTTATAAACAATATAAAATTGCAAAGTTTTGCCAGTTTGTTTTGTTGGCTTTTGTGTTTTGAGCGTCGCTTGTTTGTGTGTATGGTAGTTTGTCAAGCCCGCCCTCTTTTGTGTGTCTTATTTTGTTTTTGTGTGTGGTAGTTCCTCGCTTTTTATTTCGTCAACTGTTCTGTGTAGGCTGTGTAAATGTCCCCCCGCTGTGTTTTCTCGCTATTGGTTAGCGCATCCGAAAGCAAGCCAGCGACAAAAACACGCCCCGCCGTTTCGAGTGTGTGGCATTTTCTCAATAGTTCTATAAATTTTTGTAGTGTCATTTTATTTGATTTTTAAAATATAAAAACGTCAAAACGAGGCTATTTTGTAGCCTCTGCGCTCTCGTACTCCTCGAGCATTTTCTCTACAAGCTCGCGACAAAAGGCGCGCCTCTCCTCTCGTGAGTAGTTGCTCTCGTAGAATTTTTGCGCCATTTCGTCGTATTTTTTGGCGATGTCGTAAGGGATGCGCTCGCTTGCGGTTGTTCTATATCAAACAGTCAACCAGCGCCCCGCGATATAAAAAATGTCCTCGTTTCGTCAATACGTCCCCGCCGTGTAGTAAACACGGCTAAACGGTTTCAAGAGGTAATTCTCGCAACCGTTAACGCCTAAAAGCCCAAGCTCGCGGGCGTGTCTTTTTGTTGTTTGTTCTGCCATTTTGCAACACAAAAGATATAAAATATCACGGCAAAAAACCGCTAATTTTGGAGGCGAGAGCATCCCCGCCCCCTCGATAGTGATTTTTTTATAGTTCCTTTTTGGTTGCTTCTATGTCGCTTTTGTGATAGTCTTTTGTGTTGTTGTATCGCCTCGCAATGTGCCACGCGTCGCATAGTCGCACCATATAAGAAAAACAATTCTCGTTGGTTTTGTAAACCCCCGCAAGTTTATAATTACAACGAACGTCGCCCCCCTGGTGTAGTCTAACAACTACGGCGTAGTTGTACCCGCGCCCCTTTGGGTTTTTTCTCATATACAAGTCCCGTTGCATTGTTTCTGTCAATATGCGTTTGTCTTCATAGTTGTATGTGTTATCCCCGCATACATAAACAAAGCCCGCATTTTCGAGCGCGTCCTCGTCTTCATAGTCCAAACGCTCGAGCGTTTCGAGATATAGTTTTGAGTTTACCTCCAGCCCTTCGGCTGTTTTTGTTAGATAGTTTTTCCCTCTATACATTTTTGCAATACATAAGATATAAAACAAGCCCAAAGGCTCGAAGGTTGGAACATCCCAAAAGATGCCCCAAAGTTTCGAACGTTTACGCCCCATTTTACAGTCCAGCCCTTACGGTGTCGCGAAGGTTTACGGTGTACCCATTATATAAAATATACGCGTCCCCGTTTTTGAGGTGGTATCTAATTTTTGCACGGTGTGCGGTTGGGTGTCAAGTTCGCGCATCCGCCACAAAGACGGCGTAGTCGTTTATGCCGTACTCAAATTTTTTAAACTCAAGCCCACAGCATCCGCTCCAATATCAAAGCGAAGGGGCGTTTAAAATTTCCAATTTCTCTTGTTTTGTCATTTCTGCAATATATAGGATATAAAAAGCCAAACGGCTGAAGGCTGGAGCGTAGCAAGTGCCACGCCTCAGAGTTTCAACCCCTTAGTTTTTTTGGTTTTGCGCTCGTGTTTCGTAGTTTCTGCGCTGTTGCGCCTTTCGTTCACTGTGCGCCATAGCAAGCGCCAATTCTACGCCCTCGAGTTCGATTTTTGCGCCCGTTTCTCTCAAATGTTGCATAGCGGACGCTCAAAAAATGCCGTCGTATGTATGCCGTAATAGTTCGCGCCCGTCTGCGAGTGCGCGCTCGAGTTTGTCCGCTCCCATATTCGAGAGGATGTACTCACGAAACCGCCCCGCGTTTTCGTAGAAATATGCGAAACGCTCCAAAATTGGCGCTCGCTGTTGTGCTGTTAGGTGTTCCATAGTGTCAATACATAGGATATAAAAACCCAAACGGGCGAAGGTTGGAACGTAGCACGCGCCACGCTCCAAAGTTTCGCGCATTTATGCCTCGTATATGTATAGGTTTGCCTCCCTACGCCTCCACTCTCTGAGGCATTCCGTAGCAAGTCCCGACAACTCGAGCTTTTGTCCGTCTGTTAGGTTTTCGGGTGTTTCGCATCGGATGCGCCCGCAAATGTTGCTGGTAATGTATGCCTTTATGCTGTCGAGGTCTAAAAGCTCAGCTCTGTACGCCTCAAAAGTGGCGCGTTGTTGTTGTGTTGTTTCCATTGTTTCAATATATAGGATATAAAAGCATTGGCGGGGCTGTTGTGTTGTGTGGTGTCCCTTTGGTTTCGTGTGGTAAACCTTACGGCGTGTAGTAGTACCCGCCCCACCTTTGCATATCTAATTATATACAAAGGCGTGTCTTTTGTCAAATTTCGAGGGACTTTTTTATATTGGCGTTTTGCCAGTTCAAAAGCCCTAAATTCGACACCTCCCAACATTTGCCCTAACTAATTTATATATTTCTCCTATGTAATTGCAAGCGATTTATCAAAAAAACCCATACAAAATATAAAAGGTTTGACAGTTTCCCAAAATGTTGGAATATGTGAGAATGTCAAAAAAAGCGATACAAAACACCAAAAGAAAACCAAGGCGAGAACTACACCAAAACCAAGAGCCTTTGAAAAATTTAAAATTAGACGCGTTGACGTTTCGAGCTGAACTATAAACCAGTCAGCCCTAAAATTTAAAAACTCACATATTGGCAACGGTACAAACTGGCAAAACTCGACAAAATACCCGAAACAGAAACCAACCCACCGCCAAAAATCAGAAAACGCCCAGCCCTAAAAAATCACACCTCACAGCATCCGAGAGCCTAAAAACTCCACAGCATCCAAAACAAGAGAGCATCAAAAACCCTGCACCCTAAAAACTCCACGCCCTAAAAATTACACCACCCACCAAAACAGCACCCACTCAAAAAAGCGCCCCTAAAAAATAACTACACCCACACACCAGCATACACTAACAGAGAAACACTATAAACCATATACACCAACACTACAAGACATATAAAAGCCCACTCACTGCAAAGCATACAAAACAAGGGTATATACAAAATAAAGGCGTTTTCTCTCCTAATATTTTGAGAGGAGAGGCTCAAAGAAAGCCCAAAACCGAAAGCCCAAAAGCCCCCATTCCTGTCAAAAAATTTTTGACGGCTGAGTTTTATCAGTTCAGCACTGGCTGTAAAAAAAATTTTTGACGGACGGAGGAGGGGATACAACCAAAGGAAAGGGGAGAAAATTTCAATAGTATAACACCGCGCGCACCACAGTAAAAAACAATTTACTGACAAAAATATCAGTAAAATAAACTTTCTCTTGAAACGCGGTACAAAAGTGTTATAAAAATACTGTCATTTATATCAGTTTCGGTATTAAGAACTATGGTTTGTAATGGAATATCTCTTAGGACTTATAAAAAGAAATCGGACATATTAGTCCAGTTAGGGAAGGCATCTGATGATACTAGGTATTTAGATAGGGCTATGGATAGAGGAGAGGTTATTGTTCTTAATATAAACTGAGTAGAAAGTTATGCTGTATATAAGGAGGTAGAGAAATATTTTTTAGGGATATTAGTTTGAGAGGTTGAAACAATTTCTGGGGCATTAGAAAGTTCTTCTGAAAATTCAGAGGAATTAGAGGAAGCTAAAGCTAATGTAGAATATTATGCTAAGGAGAATGAGGAACTTTCGGACAAGAATGCTGCTTTAGAGAGCATATTAGATAATTTAAGGAATAAAGGTATAGACATAGGCTACGCTAATGAATAATCTAGAGTTTTTTATATATTAAACAAAAAGGAATGGGAGATAGAAGTATTTGGGGGACTAAACGTACCAAGAATTGTCAAAGATGTGGGAAGGAGATGAAAAGGGCTGCTAAGTATTGTATAGCTTGTAGGAAGGAAGTTGATAAGGAGTTGCAGAAGAAGTTTCAAGAGATAAGGAAAGAGGAGAGGAGAAACAAATCTTTAATTTCTTAACATAAACAAATGGCTGAATTTATGGACGCAACTAATACCAACAATCACGCTGGTATAGAGAGAAGGGAAGCATCAGAGAGGGCTGAAGCTATCCTAAAGTTAATTAATGAGTATAGGGTTTATGCCCACAGATTTGAGAGCCTACCCACTTGGGATGTATTAGGTTTCTTAAACAAGTTACAAGATGAGCTATTTGAGAGATTTGGGAGGGATGTTAATAATTGAGAGCTTGACAGAGCAAGGAATGATTATTTCTTATTAACTCATAAAAAGCCGTTTATGGCTTGGGATGTAGAGGAGATAAGGAGAAGGATGGATGAATGGAGTGAGGAGAAGAAATGAGATTTATCTAGTAAGACTTTACCTTCTAAGAAGACAAGATGGCAGAAAGCAATGAAGAAATAAAAAGATGACCGCAAGAAAAGAGCAAGAATGTTGTAGCTGTTAGAGAGATAGTAAGGGACTGAAAGCCTTGAAGCTGAAAGTATAAAGGAGAAGACAAGATAGCTGTTAAGAAGAAGCTAACAGAGAAGCAAAAGGCTTTTGTGGATGAATACTTACAATCTCATAATGCCACAGCTGCTTATAGAGCCGCCAAGGGTACTTTAGCCAACAGAGAGGAGTGGCTAGCTTCTGATAGGGGGAACTGAAGGGCTATGAAGAATTTGGATAAGGTAAGAGATTATCTTATGGAGAAGATAGCAACTGATGCTGAGTTATGTTTAGACTATCAGATGGAGATGATACAGAATGAGGATGTACCAGCAGCAGTAAGACACGATGCTATTAAGGATAGGCTTAATAGATTATGAGTAGGAAGGCAGAAAGAGGAAAGCACAGACTTTACTGGTATCTGAGAGGTTACCATTACTATTAAGCATAAAGCACCAGAGATAATAGAGTGAGAAGTTTTAGATGCTAACGAAAACGATGGCTAACTTATTTAACCCTAACTTTGAGATGACTGAGAAGCAAGCAGAGTGCTGGGAGTATCTCACTGATAATAAATATAGGAATATCTGATTTGGAGGATGAGCTTGATGAGGTAAGAGTGTTGTTTGAGTTATGCGATTATTATATATGTGTTGGAAATATCCTTGAACTAGGCGATTTATAGGTCGTAGAGAATTATCCAACCTTATGAAAACCACAGTTAATACCTACTATAAAATCTGACAAATCTACGAAATACCTAAAAAGTTTATGTGAAGACTAGATAAGAAATATAATATTATAAGGTTTGAGAATGGAAGTGAGATACTATTACTAGACTGTGCTACACAACCAGCAGACCCATTATTTACTAGGTTTTGAAGTCTGGAATTGACTTGAGGTTTCATAGATGAGGCTAACGAAATAGATGAGCAAGCTGTTACTATCCTAAAAACACGTATTGCTAGGCAGAAAAACAAGGAATACGGCTTAGTACCTAAGTTATTATGTACCTTCAACCCAGACCAGTGACGAGTAAAGAGGACGTTCTATACTCCACGAAAGAGTGGAACATTGCCAGAAGATACAATATTTATCCCATCTTTAGTTACAGATAATGAGTTTATAGACCCAGAGTATATAAATCAGCTTAGGAACTCAACGGATGAGATTACTAAACAGAGGCTTCTATACTGAAACTTTGACTGGTCTTGAGATGCTTGAAAGCTATTTAGACACGATGAGATAGAAGACTTGTTTGAAACTAATGTAGAAAAGAAGGACACAATGTATATGAGTGTGGATGTTGCTAGGCTTGGAGATGACAAGACTGTTATTTGTATATGGAGGGGGTTAGAGTGTATCAAAATCTTGCATTATGATAGAAATACCATAGATGATATAGCAGCCAGAATAAAAGATTTAGAATACTCTTATAATATATCTAGGCATAATATAGTAGTGGATAGTGATGGAGTGTGATGAGGTTTAGCCGATTTGTTAAGATGATGTACCAATTTCGTAAACAACAGTCGTCCATATAGATTTGAGCCAGAGAAAAAATGATTTATCCTTAGGAATTATGCCAACCTAAAAGCCCAATGCTACTTTAAGCTTAAAGAAATGATGGAAAAGAGGCTAATAAGGGTTTATGCAGATTGAGTGATTAGAGATAAACTTTCCGAAGAATTAGAAAACATCTTTATATCTGGTATAGACACAGATGGAAAGGTAAAAATCGAAGATAAAAAAGACCTCAAAAGAAGGATAAACCGCTCTCCAGACTTTGCAGATGCTATTATGTTTAGAATGATATTCCTAGTCCAAGAAACAGAGTGAAGTTCCGAGGTTATAACTGGGACTTATGAAATAGATTACGATGACTTGCTTTACTAAACCAAATCATTATACTGTACAAGCCTTGAAGTATTAGATTATTCATCTTGAGCCATAGAGAAATCTGTGGCTTTTAT